AAACAGGCCATTGAGGACATGCGGGAAGGGAACCTGCGCTACCTGTTCGCTACCTATTCGCTGGCGAAGGAAGGGCTGGACATTCCCCGGTTGGACAGGCTGTTCATGGTTACTCCACAGAAGGACAGTGCGGTGATCGTGCAGAGCGTGGGGCGCGTGGCCCGGACGTTTCCGGGCAAGGAACAACCCGTGGTCTACGACTACGTGGACGCGATACGGAGTATGCAAAAGGCTTTCAAGGCCCGCTGTACCTCCTACCGCAAAATCGACTGTGAGATCAAGGAGGAATAACCCATGCGTGAAATCGCAATAAGCATCGCCCGCGAGAGGATGAAGCGGGCTGGCTACACCAAGATCAACAAGAAGCGTTCTGGGCTGGGCGGCAGGTCTTTCTTCGCCGTTCACTGGCGCGAGGCGGTGGACTACCAGCCGAACACCATCCCCGCTAAGTACGTGCATCACAAGAAGCGCGTCAAGGGGACGGGCAAGCACAAGGGACTGTTCGGTAGGCGGTTGTTCGCGTGAGTACCTACATATTCGACTGTGAAGTAAGCCGTAAGGACTGGCTGTTCGTGTTCAAGGAATTGGACACCGGCGCGTATTCGATCTTCCACAACAACAACGAAGCCGTCCTGCGGTTCATGGAGCGCGACCCGCTGTTGGGCGGGTTCAACAACAAGCACTACGACAACCACATTCTGAAAGGTGTTCTCGCCGGGTTCGACTGCGAGACAATCAAGCAGGTCAACGACCTGATTATCTTGGAGGAAATCAACGGCTGGGAAATCCCTGAACTGAAGGACGAGAGGATATTCTTTCAGAGTTTCGACCTCATGGACGATTGCCAACTGGGAACCAGCTTGAAATCCTTCGAGGCCCACTTGGGAATACCCATTGAGGAAACGCAGGTAGACTTCAACCTTGACCGGGAATGGACGCAAGAAGAACTGGCGTTGATGATTCGATACTGCAAGTACGACGTGGACGCTACGGAACTGCTGTTCCATATCCGCAAGGGCTACTTGAAGAACAAGCTGACACTGGGGCGGCAATGCGGGCTGAACGATAGCAAGGCCCTCTACATGACCAACGCCAAGCTGACCAGCGTCTACCTGCAAGCCAAACCCCCGGCCCAACCGTGGACGGACGAACGGGAGTACAAGTACCCTGACCGCCTGTTGCGGGAGTACATACCGCAGGAAGTGTTCGACTTCTTTGACCGTATGCACGACCCGGCTGTTTCCGACGAAGAACTGTTTTCAAGCGAACTTGAAATCATGGTGGGCGAATGTCCCTGTACCATCGCCTACGGCGGCATACACGGCGCGATACCCACCTACAGCGAGACGGCGACGGAAACCCGGACGATTCGCAACAAGGACGTGGCAAGCTACTACCCCCACCTGATGACCCTTCCCCTCTCGGACGGGCAGCAGTTCGGCTTTTGCAGTCGCAACATGCCCTCCCCGCAGACCTACGTCGATACCTTGGAGAGCAGGGTACGAGCGAAGAAAGCGGGCGACAAGGACACGGCGAACGCCTTGAAGCTGGTTCTGAACACGACCTACGGCGCAATGCTGAACGACTACAACGACCTGTACGACCCGCTGATGGGGCGTAGCGTGTGCATCACCGGGCAGTTGTTCCTTCTGGAACTCTCCATCCACCTGATACGGGAGTGCCCCACCTTGAAGATCATCCAACTGAACACGGACGGCATCATGGTAAGCCTTGACAACGCCGACGTGGACAAGTGGCAGGAGATTACGCAGGAGTGGCAGGACAGGACGGGCTTCGAGTTGGAGGAAGATTTCATTCAGAAGATTGTCCAGAAGGACGTGAACAACTATGTCGAGGTTCCTGCGGACGGAGGCAAGCCGAAGGTGAAGGGTGGACAACTTGTCCGGGGCGTACTCACGAACGGGAATTTCGACTTTGAAGCAATGGGATTGCCGTTGTGGGAGAACCTTTCAGGCGGCGCGTTCAAGATCAACAACAATGCTGTGATCGTGGCAAGGGCAATCCAGCAGTATTTTGTTGACGGAACGCTCCCGGAGGACTTGATAAACGCGAGTAACAATCTGCTGGACTTCCAGTTGATTGCCAAGGCGGGCGGCAAGTACGAAGCCTGTTACCAGCTTGTGCGGGGTGAGATCGTCCCCAAGCAGAAGGTGAACCGGGTATACGCCACGGATGACTTTGAACTGGGTACGCTGTACAAAGTCCATGCTGAGACGAAGCGACCCGCCAAGATTGCGGGACTGCCAAATCATTGCATCATCGACAACAACAATGACGCGATGGAATTGAAGTGGCTTGACCGCGACTGGTACATAAGGCTGGCGTGGAAGTACATCCGTGACTTCCTCGGTATCAAGGAACCCCGGCGCAATACCCGGAGAATCAACAAGATCAAGAAAGAAGCCCTTGCGTTTCTGGACGAATAAGGAGGAAAGCATATGTCTTTGAACACTAATAACTCCATGAAAATCAAGGCCGTCAACGACTTGAAAGAACTGTATGTCATTCAGGACAAAATGAACATGGGCGGCGGTATCACTCATGTTTATATCGAAGGGGTCTGCTATGCGATTACCTTCCTCACCGAAGAACAGCTTGCCAAGCTGAATAGCGTTCTGAACGAAGCCCTGACCGAGAACATTGAACAGTGCGAAAAGAACGCGAAGGTTTGGATATTCGAGGAAGAATGAGGTATGACCTATGAAAACGCTGAGAATGGTTTACCCGATAGATGACGGTAGCGGTATTCCGTTGATACAAGAAGTTGATTATGTAGACGCAATCCTGTTCGGATTGGTGTTCGACAATGAATCTGCCGAGTGCAAAATTGGAATCAACATTCTTTGCAAGAAAGACGGGAAACGAGTAACTACGACCCTTGTATTTGTAGGCGACCCCGACAAATACACAATGAATGACTTGTCTGAAATGTTTTTCGGAGGACTGTACTGTTTCATGGAACAATGGAACGCGCCGTCGAAATACGGAGACATGATCGACATAAACTGGTGTTTCAACGTGAAAGGAGAAGAATCAGCATGGCAAATATCTATTCCTCAATGAATGTGAAGCAGAAGTTGGCGAAAGCCCGCCTGTACTTCCTGAACAAGAAGGTCGGCAAGTCTGGCGTGAACACCAAGCTGGAGTTCCAGTATTTCGAGTTGGAGGACATTGTGCCTGTCGCTACCCGCATTTTCGCGCTGGTGGGTCTGTGCCACGTCACCGACTTTAGCGGCGACGCTGCGAAGATGACCGTGTACAACGCCGACAACCCGGATGAAGAAGGGCTGACCTTCGCCGTGAAGTACCATGAGGCCGAGCAGATCATTTCCAACGCTGGCAAGGCCGTGACCAGTTCCATGCAAGCCCTCGGTTCCAGCATCACCTACATTCGCCGTTACCTGTGGATGATGGTCATGGACGTGACCGAACCCGACGAGGTGGACGCGACCCTGACCGACGAGGACGGCGAGGAAGAACCGGCGCCCGTGAAGGAGAAGTCCAAGGCCCCGGCGACGGCTGAGGAACGCAAGGCCGCGAAGGAAGAACTGGTGAACTCCGACATGGCGACCAAGGAGCAGGTTGCGGAACTGAAAAAGCTGTGCAAGACCCTTCTCGCCAAGGACGAGAAGCATGAGGAATTTGTGCAGACCATCGTCACCAAGACCGACGCTTTCAAGAGCGTCAAGGCCGGGGCTTGCAAGACCCTGATTGAGAAGATCAACGAAATCTTGAAGGAGTATGAATGATGGCTGGCAACGTAGATCATCCCTCCCACTACAATCAGGGGAAGTTTGAGTGCATCGACGTGATGGTGGAAGTGTTCGGGGTGGAAACCGTCAAGGCGTTCTGCCTGTTGAACAGCTTCAAGTACCTGTGGCGGTGCAATGACAAGAACGGCGACGAGGATGTGGAGAAAGCCCGCTGGTACTTGTATAAGTACCTTGACCTCGTAGCTGAACAAAAGGAGGCCGAAGGACATGAAATGGAATGATGACAAGACCATTTCCATTACCCCGCCCTCGAACCCGAAGAAGGTGACGGGTACGCGCTTTGCCGCGATCATGGGGAAGAACCGCTGGACGAGTCCCTTCAATGCGTGGTGCGCTATCACCCGCACTTACGAGGAACCCTTTGCCGACACCATCTACACCATCGCTGGCAAGGCCATTGAACCGAAACAGGCCGAGTACATGCGCGAAGCCTATTTCTGGAAGAAGCTGGTCACACCCACCGACAAGTACGGCCCCGACTATTTCAGGAAAACGAGGGGCGACTTCTTCCCTGAAAGCCCCATCTTCGGCGGTATGTGGGACTACCTGTTCGTGGATAAGGACGGCAAGCCCGAAACCGTGATGGAGATGAAAACCACGAAGCGGGCTGAGGACTGGCTGGACGATATTCCCGAATACTACGCGCTGCAAGCGGCCCTGTACGCCTACCTGCTGGGCGTGGACAACGTAATCATGGTGTGTACCGTCCTCGAAGATCAGGACTACAACGACCCTGAGAAGTTCGTCGTGACCGGGAATAACACCTTCGAGCGTCCCTTCAAGGTATCTGAGCGATACCCGGACATGGCAAAGACCATAAAGAAGGTCGAACGCTGGTGGAAGAAGCACGTCGAGGGCGGCGTTTCCCCCAAGTTCGACGAGAAGGTAGACGCTGACATTCTGGCTGAACTGCGCAAGAACACGCTGAACCCGGAAACGGACATTGCCGCGCTTGTGGCAGAGGCCGAGGACTTGCAGGACAAGCTGAACGAAGCGTATGCGGCCTTGGACAAGGACGAAAAGCGGCTGACCAAGCTGAAAGACCTTATCAAAGAGGCCGCGAAAGAGCAGTTCCGGGAGGGCGACAAGAAGGTGGTCATTCCCGGCAGCAGGTACGACTTCACCACGTCGTATTCGGTGAGCATGAAGTTCGACGAAGCGGCGATGAAGAAGGACGGGGTGCTGGACAAGTACAAGTGCAAGCCCGCCCCGGTATACAAACTCACCCTGAGCGAAAAGAAGGAGGACTAAGGAACTATGGGAAAGATCGGACTGAAAGGCTTTGAGCCTATCCCGGAGGGCAAATACTCCATGAAGGTTGTGAAGGTCAACCACAAGGAAACCTTCAACAAGGTCGAAATGACCTATGAAACCGCTGCTGGCAAACAGCACACCGAGAAGTTTGACCTGAATATCGACGGCGGCGCGTGGGCGTTTTCCATCACGGCGAAGAACCTGCTCAACGACAACACCCTTGACTCCATCGACCCGAAAGACCTTGTGGGCCACTTTGCGCTGTTCGAGGTCACGCATGAGACGGTGGACTACAAGGGACGGGCTACCGTGTTTGCCCGCGCAAGGTCTTACGGCTCCGCTGACGGGTTCGTGATCGACAAAGGCGAGGACGGCGAGATTGACCTTGAACCCGTCGAGACGGGCAAGAAGAAGCCCGCCCCGGCTCCTGCCCCGGCTCCCGCCAAGGCAGAGAAGAAGTCCTCCGGGCTGGACTTGGACTCCATACTGGGCGACGATTGACGCAACCACGGAGAGGGAGTACCGCTTCTCCCTCTCCCGAACCATAGAAAGGAGAAGTGAGGAAATGACCACGATTGATCGTGTTGTGAAGTTCTGCGAACTCATGTCTGATGTGATTCATCCCTTGGAGGTCAAGCACTTGTCTGAACGCCTGTACGAAGCCGGGTTCTTCGACGCTCCCGCAAGCACCAAGTACCACGGCAACTATCCGGGCGGGCTGTTCGACCACTCCTACGCCGTGACGCTGGCCCTGCTGGAAATCACCGAGAACATGGGTCTGGAATGGGGACGCGAGGCAAGCCCCTATCTGGTGGGTATGCTGCATGACCTGTGCAAGTGTCACCAGTATATCGCCAAGGAAGGCGGCGGCTACGAGTACAACAAAGACCTGTACTTGACCGGGCATGGCGACAGGAGCGTGATTCTCGCCAACCTGTACGGCGTACACCTGACCGAAGAAGAAGTGCTGTGCATCCGCTGGCACATGGGCGCGTTCGACGAGAAGGAGAACTGGAACGCCTACGGCAAGGCCATTGAGAAGTACCCGAATGTCCTGTGGACGCATACCGCAGACATGGTAGCGTCGAAGATTGAGGGGGTTTGAACCGTGACCTGCTTCGCTATCCATGCTATCGTGCTGGCCTACCTGCTGGGTATGGCGGTGGGTATCTGGCTGTTCGCATGGCTGTATACTAAGGAACTGCGCCGAGTGACAAACAAAAGGAGGCATTTCTATCCATGACCAACGCTGAGTGCTGGGTACTCTCCAAGGACAACTGCGCCCGCTGTCCCTACAGGGGCGGCAAACCCGGCTGTGTGCGCCTGACGGCAGACAGGATTTCAGAAGCGGGAATGGCGAGGCTTCACAACGCGAAGATGGCTCAGGCTATCAAGGACTACATGAAGGGCTTCAAGTACACCCGCTGTCGCAAGGAACCGAAGAAGCCCATTCCCCGCAGGGAACCTACCGGGGTGTTAAGCCCGAAGGAACTGTGGCGGTATCGCTACAGCATGGCCCGCTTCAAGCGCAGGTTCGAGGCTTTCAAGCGGTGGCACAACTGCAAGCGGCAGATGGACGATGCGGAACGGTACTTTCGTTCTGAGGAATTTGCCGCAGAGACGGGCTACCGCTACAAGCCCGACGAGATCATTGAACGCATGAAGCGGAAAATCAGGCACATGACCTACAAGAACATTGAGGAAGGAACGAATGTATGAACGGCAATGAGTATCAGGATATGGCTATGAGGACGAACGACGGCAAGGCCGCTGAACGTCTGGAAAAGGCCACAAGGGAGGCGGCGGCAATGGGCTATGACCTTGCGGGTCTGCTGAACGGTCTGCTGGGGCTTTCCGGGGAAACCGGCGAGTTCACGGACATGATTAAGAAGTGGATATTCCACGAAGCGAACCTTGACGTGGAACACGCCAAAAAGGAACTGGGCGACGTGTGCTGGTATATCGCTATGATATGCCATTGCCTGAACTGGGACATGGACGAGATTATGCGCATGAACATCTACAAGTTGATGCGCCGTTACCCGGAGGGCTTCAACATCGTCCAGTCCGAACATCGCAGGGCTGGTGATGTGTGATGAACTACCATGACATAACCAAGGATGACATGAAGAACGGCGAAGGGTTGCGGGTAGTGCTGTGGCTTGCCGGGTGCGATCATCATTGCCCCGGCTGTCAGAACCCCGTGACGTGGAACCCGAACGACGGCTTGCCCGTTGGCAACGCCGTGTACGAAGAACTGGACAGGGAGTTGTCCAAGGACTACATAGAGGGCATTACCCTCTCAGGCGGCGACCCCTTCCACCCGGCGAACCGAAGGGACGTGCTGACGCTGGTCAAGCACATACACGCCCGGTTCCCCGGCAAGACCATCTGGCTTTACACCGGCTATCGCTATGAGGAAATCACCCGCAATCCTGAAATGCGCATAGTGCTGAACTATGTGGACGTGCTGGTAGACGGAGAGTTCATTGAAGCGTTGAAGGACGTGAACTACCCGTGGGCTGGCAGCACGAACCAGCGCGTCATAGACGTGCGAAAAACGATGGAACAAGGAAGGGTGATTCTCTATGGTCATTATTAAGAAGGACGGGACGCGAGAGGCGTTCGACGGCATGAAGATCAGGCGGGCGGTGGAAAAATCCGCTGCGCGGGCAATGGTCACACTGACCGACAAGGACTACAAGGGCATCGTGATCGAAGTAAAGCTGGCGATTGCCGCCCGCCACGTCGATGAAATCCCGGTTGCCGAGGTTCACAATCTGGTGGAAAAGGAACTGGACAAGGTGAACCCCATTGTCGCCAAGTCCTACCGGGACTACCGCAACTACAAGAAGGACTTTGTTCACATGATGGATGAAGTGTTCGTGAAGTCGCAGTCCATCCGCTTCATTGGCGACAAGGAAAACGCCAACTCCGACTCCGCGCTGGTGGCGACCAAGCGGTGTTTGATCTTCAACGAACTGAACAAGCGGCTGTACCGCAAGTTCTTTATGACCAAGGACGAACTGCAAGCCTGTAAGGACGGATATATCTATATCCACGACCAGTCGGCGCGGCTGGACACCATGAACTGCTGTCTGTTCGACATTGCCGAGGTCATGCGAGGCGGGTTCGAGATGGGGAACATCTGGTACAACGAACCCAAGACCCTTGACGTTGCATTTGACGTGCTGGGCGACATTATCCTTGCGACGGCTTCTCAGCAGTACGGCGGCTTCACAGTCCCGGAGGTTGACAAAATCCTGTCTCCGTATGCGGTGAAGTCCTTCGACAAATACCGCGACGAGTTCTTGGATATTGCCGTTGAAACCAATATCGCTTTGACCGATGCAGAAGAACAGAGCAAGACCTACGCGCTGAACAAGGTGCAGCGGGACTTCGAGCAGGGCTTTCAGGGCATTGAAATGAAGCTGAATACCGTGGGTTCCAGCCGGGGCGACTATCCCTTCATCACAATGACCTTCGGTCTGGCGACTGACACCTTCGGCAAGATGGCAAGCAAAACCTTCCTGCGCGTCCACCAGAACGGACAGGGCAAGCCGGGGAACAAGAAGCCGGTTCTGTTCCCGAAGCTGGTGTTCCTGTACGACGAGAACCTTCACGGGGAAGGGAAGATCAACAATGACGTGTTCGAGGCCGGGATTGAGTGCAGTAGTAAGACCATGTACCCCGACTGGCTGTCCCTGACCGGCGAGGGCTACATTGCCGACATGTACAAGAAGTACGGCAGGGTGATTTCCCCGATGGGTTGCAGGGCTTTCCTCAGTCCGTGGTACGAGCGCGGCGGCATGACCCCGGCTGACGAGGACGATAAGCCCGTGTTCGTGGGTCGGTTCAATGTCGGGGCTGTGTCCCTCCACCTGCCTATGATCTTGGCAAAGGCGAGGCAGGAAAGCCGGGACTTCTACGAAGTGCTGGACTACTATCTGGAAATGATACGCTCCATCCACAAGCGGACGTATGACTACCTCGGTGAAATGCGGGCAAGCATCAACCCTGTAGCCTACTGCGAGGGCGGGTTCTTGGGTGGACACCTGAAACCCCATGACAAGATCAAGCCCCTCCTGAAATCCGCGACGTGTTCCTTCGGTATCACGGCCCTGAACGAATTACAGGAGTTGTACAACGGCAAATCCATTGCGGAGGACGGCAATTTCGCGCTGGAAGTGATGCGGTATATCAATGACAAGGTGGCGACCTACAAGGCCGAGGACGGCATTTTGTACGCGATATACGGCACTCCCGCTGAAAGCCTCTGCGGGTTGCAGATTGAGCAGTTCCGCAAGAAGTACGGCATCGTAGAGAACGTGTCTGACCGGCCCTACGTGTCCAACTCCTTCCATTGCCACGTCACCGAGGACATTTCCCCCATTGAGAAGCAAGACCTCGAAGGGCGGTTCTGGAACCTGTGCAACGGCGGCAAAATCCAGTATGTGCGCTACCCCGTGTCCTACAACGTGGACGCTGTGCGAACACTGGTGCTGCGGGCTATGAAGCTGGGCTACTACGAAGGCGTGAACCTGTCGCTGGCCTACTGCGATGACTGCGGACACCAAGAACTGGAAATGGACGTTTGCCCCAAGTGCGGCAGTCGGAACCTGACGAAGATTGACCGCATGAACGGCTACCTGTCCTTCTCCCGTGTCCACGGCGATACCCGGCTTAATGCCGCGAAAATGGCTGAAATAGCGGAAAGGAAGTCTATGTAATGGGCGACAAGAAGTATTGTCCCTTCGGTGAGACGGAGAGTACGTCCCACTGGTGTAACGAGGATTGCCCGCTGTGGCATGAAGAAGCCAACTGTTGTTCGTTCAAGGCTACGGCAGACGCTTTGCGCAAGATTGCGAGGCAGAAATGATCTTCGACGCAAGCAAGCAGAAGGGAAGTTCCCGGTACTACATTCACCCGGTAGGCATGGCTGACAAGCCCCTACCGGGCAGCTACGGCGAGAAAAGCCGGGTACTGCATAATGCGGCAGAAAAGAACGGCATGACCTACAAGGAGTTCATGCGGGCAAGGAAGGAGTGGCGCAAAGGTGTTGAAAGCTGAAAAACTCATAACCTACGGCTGGAAAGACGCAATCAGGGGTATGAGAAACCCTATGAATAGCTGGGATAAGACCGACAGCATTTGGTGTACTGTCCCGGACGATCATTGTTCTGTATGCGAAGATCGGCATACCGATAGGTGTAAAGACGGTATCATTCTCGGCAACAATGACCTTGCACTGATGAAGTCGCTGGTCAACGCTGGCCCAGACCATCGTAAGTTCCTGCGGATGATAACCGTGTACATGGACATTACGGCCCCGTTGTACTGGTGGAAGGAATACGACACCTACAAGGTGGGAACCGTGGCGAACTCCTGTTCAACCATGCACAAGATTACGGCAAAGGAGTTCAGGATGGATGACTTCTCCCATGAACACCTGTACGGGACGGCAGAAACGGCCCTGTGTCATGTGGTGAATATCCTGAACCTGTACCGGGGCATGTATCTGGGTGAGGACAACCCGGAAGTGAAGAAGTCCCACTGGTGGCAGCTTATCCAGCTTTTGCCGTCCAGCTACAACCAGAAGCGTACCGTGATGCTCAACTACGAAGTCCTGCGGAACATCTACCATGCCCGGAAGAACCACAAGCTGGACGAGTGGCACGAACTCTGCCGGGTGATTGAGCAGTTGCCCTACTTTGAAGTGCTGATTGCATAAGTAAGGAGAAAGACTTATGGACTATTCCAAGATACCAGAGGAAATCAAGGCTTTAGATCAGTGGGTATGCTGCTGGAATACGTCCAAAGTCCCCATGCGACCCTACGAGTACAAGTCTGCGTCCTCTACCGCCCCTGAGACTTGGGGTTCCTTTGAACAGGCTGTGGCGGCGGTAGAGGCGGGCTATTACGACAGCATAGGATTTGTATTCGCGGACAACGGTCTTGTAGGCATTGACATTGACGTGGGCTTTGAGGACAGGCTTTTGACCGAACTGGGCGTGGACATAATCAACGCTTGTCACAGCTATACCGAGAAGTCGAGATCGGGGCGGGGTGTTCACATTCTGGTGCGCGGGAACCTGCCCTTCGACGGCAAGAATAACCTGCAAGGCGTGGAAATCTACAAGACCGGGCGGTACTTCATCACGACGGGAAAGGTGCTGCTACATCACAAGATCATTGAGAATCAGGCGGCAATCGACTACGTTGTGGATAAATACTTCAAGTCTGTGGATAACCCCGTCAGTAAGGGCGGCAAGTGGGGACAGCGGATATACAACCCGGTATTCCCCCCTCCCGGCGAGAAGAAGGTATTCATTCGCCCGGTATACCCTGAGATCGTCACTGGGGGCAGGAACCTTTCGCTGGCTTCGCTGGCGGGGGTGATGCACAACGCCGGGTTCAACAAAGAACAAATCTATCAGGAGTTGCGGTTGGTGAACAGGGAGTGCTGCAAGCCTCCCCTGCATGACCGGGAACTGCAAACCATCTGCGACAGCATTACCCGATACAGGAGGTAAATACCCGTGACCAAGAGACAAAAAGCCCGTCAGAGGCGACGAGAGGACAGGGCGGTAATGGTGATCTACAGCCTGATTATCGTTGCAATCCTCAGCTTCATCTTCTTTTGTTGGTGGGCCACGTTCAGAACGACGAGATACTACAATGTACCTTACCCGGTAGTGGAGGCGTGGAGCGTATGAACGAACTGGTAATCAAGTATGCGGGCGGCAAGATGGTTCTGCATTTGGACAAGCTGTTTCCCCGGACGAAGGGTTGGCTGAACGAGTTCGAAAAGAAGGTTCTCCGCTACTGCCCTGACCGGGAAGAAGTGGT